ACGCACTGCCCCGCCCCGGTGTCATAGGAACTGTCTTTGGGGACACCCGATTGCCGGCGAGGGCATGTAGCACAGCCAGGTTTCCCAGCAGCCGCCCCGTTGTACCCGGTCGCCCGAACCCGGCGATCCTTAACCACCACAGCACCAACCTTGTCCCGCTCGCAGTCGCTACGCGCAGAAACGGCTTTTGCGACTCCGATCCAGTACTCGTCCCAGTCCGGTCTTTCACTCACCTAGTTCCTCATCACGTTTGTCATCGAACCGAACAAACACATTCCACTTCATGTCCGATCCGCAGCAGCGCGGCCACGGAGCGGTAATACGCCACCACGGGTTAACGTCAACAGAGCGCTGCTCACAATGCCTACAAGTGAAATGGTTCATTCGTCATCCTTTACAAGTCGAATTACAGCCGTAGCCAACAACGCGGAGTAATCAGTTTCGCTACCCAACATGAACGTCAACACCGCTACCTCGTCCGCTTTACCCAGAGAAGCTTTCTTGCGGGTTTCCCCCCACCACCCAATAAGGGCGGTGAGGGTTTGTTCCGCTTCTGCGTGTGCTTGATCCACCGCAGCGATTAGCGCAAGATCATTCATCTTCGTCCTTACCTGTGAGAAGTTGATACCAATACCCGCCGAAATACGCGAAAGTAGCTACCCCGGCTAAAATGAGTGCTGCTACGAGTGCGGTTATCCCAATCATCCTGCGATCAGCCCTTCCAGATCAGCCTTCAACTCCATGACCTCTAACTCCAATTCGGCAATACGGCATTCACGGGCATCCCGGTCCTGATCCACCCTTTCCGCCTCATCAAAAGCGGCCAAAGCGCGGCGAACAAGCTCAGGCAACGCCGCATGAACCTGAGTAATGAAATCGGCGTCATGCTTATACATGCCGTACCCGATAGTTTGCTCCCAACCATCCTTATCAGTGGACTCAACATCCACCAGAATGTGTTCACCGTCATCAGCAATTTCCCACGCCCCGTCTTTAGCGTGCGTGGTTTTAGACCACAGTTGGTACAGGTGGTCGAAGAAGTCCCGCTCATCCATGATTAGCCCTTTCGTTGACGATCTGTTGTAAGAGCAGCCCAATGGCTGCCAAGGAATTAGCCGAAGAAACTTCGGGGTTAGTTGAAGCCCTCTCCGAAGCGATCTTCAAATGCTTACTAATAACTTCCATAATTTTCCTTTCAGTAATCTGCGCCATAGAGCGAACCCCATGACCTGCCGCCTACCTCAGCATCGGCACCTATCCGAACACCCTTAAAGGTGGTGGACATGACCTGTGCAATGACCTTGGCTGCGCTATCGGCTTTGTGCGCCGGCACCGACGCCAAAACCTCATCGTGAATCGGCAACCTCACAAACGGTGTGACCCCTTTGTCATGCAAACGCAGCAAAGCCTGGGCGGTGATATCCCTGCTCGTGGACTGCACCATGTAATTCAGGGCCGCATACGGTCGGTCTTTATCCACCGGCAACCTGCGCCCGAACGGTGTCGTGATGAACCCGTCACCGACAGCTTTGCGTTGCAAACTTTGGGATAACTCTTTGACTTTCGGGTACCGTTTCTCGAACCCGGCGATCACCCGTTTCGCCACACCAACCTCGATGCCGCCCTGCTCCGCGATATTGCCGGCACCGCTGCCGTACACGTAGGCGAAGTTCACCATCTTCCCGATCTTGCGATCCACCCCCGATGCGTCGGCGGTGATCTGGTGCAAATCGGCGTCGGTCTGGAAAGCGCGGATCATTGTTTGATCCCCCGACAACGCAGCCAGAACACGTAGCTCCTGGGTTTGGTAATCCACCGAAGCCATAACCTCGCCGGGATCGGAAATGAAGCAGCGGCGAACAGCCCAATCCCCGGCAGGCAACGTCTGTGCCGGGATACCCGTGATCGACATACGGGCGGTTCTGGCACGCAACGGGTTGATCGAGGCGTGGCAACGCCCCTCCGAATCCACCCCAGCCAAAAACCCGTCAACCCACGTTGTTCGCCATTTGCGGGCTTTCTTCGCCTCAACCACAGCCTCAGCGAACTCATCACCCTGACTGGACAGCCGCTCCAACAACACTTTGTCCACCTTGCGGTTCCCCGTGGGGGTGAACTCAGTGAAGGTGTGACCCCTGCCCTCGATGGTGTCCGCTAGCTGCTCCGGTGAGAAAATGTTGTCGCACCCGAACTGCCTTGCTTTCCACGAGAACGCTTCCTCTGTGTCCCTGAAGGTTTCGGCTAGCTCACGGGTGTATTCGACGTCGAGCAGGAATCCTTTGCGTTCGATGTACGCGCAGATTTCTGCGAGTTTGTGTTCTTGTTTGATGAGCCCACCGGATTCGCGGGGAACCAACGGTTTCAGTTTGCGGTACAGCCGGTAAGCCAGCACGGGGTCCATGCCGGCGTACAGTTCGTACTGCGGGTCATCCAACGGCACCACACGCCAGATGTGCGCCTTGGTGGTTTTGTGTTGCAGCCGCAACACATTCATCAAACCCTTGACCTCATCGGCCACCACGGGGTCGATGTAGTGCCGTGTGAGGTCTTCCAAGGACAGTCCCGGCCCGCCCTCCGACACCCCACGCGGGTCGATCAGGTGGGCCAGGATGCGGGTGTCAATGACTTTGGGCCACAGTTCTTCCATGCGGACTCCGACGCACCTGTCGAAGACCTGAAGGTCGAAAGATGCGTTCTGTAACACCATGCCGTCTAACTGTTTCAACACCGTTCGGGTTGCCTGCCGGAACGCCCCGCCTTTGTCCACGGGGATCACCCACGCCTCATCTGCGGTGCCGAACTGTGCGAGCCGGCAACGGAAGTCGTCGGAGTAGATGCGAAGGTCCGTGGTTTCCGAATCGACCCCAAGGATTCTGTGTTGCCGGGTGAACTCGAAGAACGGCTGTAAGTCCTCGACGGTTTCCACGACGTTAATCACGACTGGGGTTTCATCCACTAACCTTTTGTGTTGCTTCATTTGTGGTACACCCCCTTGAGGATTCTGGATACGGTTGACGGGTTGACGTCATAGCAGTCGGCTATCTCTTTTTGTGTGAGAGTGCTTGCCCTGGCGAGGTTTCGGATTTCTTTGACCTCACGGGCGGTTAGCTTTCGGCGGTTCTCACGCTGCATGGTGTCGAGCCGCTGGCGTAGGTCGTCGCGTTCCCTGATGAGGTCTTCGATTTCTTTCAGGAACGTGTGCAGCGTGGGTGTTTTGTCCATACGTGTCCCTCCCAGGAGGGGAGCCCCGAAGGGCTCCCCTTCCTAGTGTCAAGGTGGTTAGAAGAAGATCGGCTTGGTGTCGTCGCCGCGTGGCGGGAAGAATCCCTTCCACGGCTTACCGGAAGCCTTCGCCACCCCGGTCTTGAACGTCCACCCCGGCGGGCAGTCCGGTGCATCAGCCGGCGGTTCCTGCGCCCCAGCCGGTGCCGGCTGGCCCGGCTTCGGTGCCGGCTTCACCGCATCGTTCTTCGAGATAAAAGCGGCGTTCGCTTTCGCCACAATCTCAAACAACTCCGCAAGCTGCTTCTGCCGCTCAGGAACCGACAAGTCGGCGTGAGCCGCCTCCACACTGGGGTAGTCCACCGTGGTCCACGGCACGTCATATCCGGCACCTGACTTGAAGGTGAACCGAACCTGCCGGCTCGAAGTACCACCGCTGTCAGCGGGGGTTTCGGGGGTGTCGATATCATCAAAGGGGAAATCGGACAAGGGTATAACCTTTCTTGTTGGGTGTTTTTACTTCAGCGCACCGGGCATGAACCCGAAGCGCAGTCCTCATCAATGCCGTCGCTGACCTGTTTAGCGACGGCGCTCTGGTACTCCCAGCGAGTCAAACGCTCGTAAGGAGACTGAGGCATAGAAGCCTCAGGGAAGATCGTTGCGCCCTTCAACTGGCCGGCGAACGCCTTCAACTGTGTTTCAACATGCTCAGGCTTGTACTGCTTCGGATCAACATTCGCAGTGAAAGACACAGCGTTATCAGCCCAATGCGTTTGATACAAAGCCTGGAAAGACAACATAGCCTGCAACGAAAGGTCGTCGGCAGCCTCAACGAGTTCTTCGGCGTCGTCACCGAACCTGTCAGTGACAGCCTGCACCAAAGTGTCCTTAGTTGGGAAAGACACAACCACCGTGTTATCGGCGTACATGTCGTCCTCAACCTCGAAACCCTCAGCCTCGTACTTGTCCACCATCGACATTTGCTCCGGATCAACCTTCGACAACCGCACCCGGCGAATGAAATACTTCGCAAAGATCGGGTGAACACCCTCACTGACACCGGGCATCTTGGCGATAGTCCCCGTGGGCGCAATGGTGCGTTTCTTCACCGGCACAGGGATTCTCAAAGCGTGGCTGAATCCCTCCGCAGCCAGATCGACCTGCGCTGCGAGGCTACCCAGCATCCCGATGAACCTGTCATCGGAAGGCGCTTTGGAGTATTTGCGGTGCGTCATAGCCAGGAAACTGGCGACACCGAAATGCCCAACCCCGATGCGCCGGTTACGATCCAACACTTCCCGGCTCTTAGGGTCACCAACCTCGGAGAAGGTTGCCCTGATGAGGAACCGGGTCATCAGTTCGTGCGCCAGATGCAACCCCAAACGGTCCACTTCACCGTTGTCGTCTACGAACCCGGCAAGGTTGACGTGCCCCAGGTTGCACGGCTCCCACGGCTCCAAAGTGATTTCACCACACGGGTTCGTACACACCACCCGGTTGGGTTCGCCGACGTTGGAGAGTCCGCTGTCCCAGAAGCCGGGTTCACCGTTGTTGACCATTCCCCGCGAAATAGCCTTCAACACCCTGGATGCCAACCAAGCGTCACCTTGTTGCGCCTGGTACCAGAACTTCGCGTCAACTTCGACACTGATGTTCGTTGTCCAGTGCGACAGCGATTCCTGTTTGATGTTGATGAACTTTTCGATCTGCGGGTCAGCCCAGTGCATCATTGCCATGCGTGCCGAGCGGCGTACCCCGCCGGCAACAACGCACTGTGCAATGGCGTGGTCGATTTCCATTGCCCCGATACCGTCGAGCATCTGCCCCTTACGGGCAGATAGAACCCCGGCAATCTCGTTCAGCATCTTCGCCAACGGCAAAGGACCTGATGCCCTCCCGCCGAAGGTTTTCAGTTTCGCCCCGGCTGGGCGTACACGGGATACGTCGAACACCCGGTTGTGGTGAACGTCGCCGGCCCGGTAGTGGGTGTCGATCAGATCGACTAGGGCTGCCGCCCACCCCTCACGGCTGTCCTCGATCTGGAACGCGCCAGCCCAGTCGGAGTTGTAGTCGATGGACAGCAACCCGGCTTGCGCTAAGTCCTGGTAGTCGGGGTGGTCCTCGTCGCAAACGATTTCAACTTTCAAACCCTGTTGGATCGCCGGGTAGTCGGACAGGTATTTGTTGGAGTAGTTCGCCCCTACCCCGCCGCCTTCCATGAGCCGCATGAAGGTGAACTCGAAGTGTTCGGCTGGGTTGGGTGTCCAGCCGGCCACCCAGCAATTAAAAAGGTGGGACGCATTCTTGACCCCGGATGCCCACAGGTGGCGTCCTGCTGGGAGGATTTTGAAGTCCAGCATCATGTCGATGAGCAGTTCCCGTTCCTGCGGGAGTTGATGCCGTTCATCGACTAGGGCGAGGTTGCCGTCCACTACTCGTTGGACGGTTTCGGCCCAGTTTTCTTTGGTGCCGTCTGGTTTGGTTCGGCTGTAGGTGCGGTTGTAGACCAGTTCTCCGGTCGGTCCCCAGTTAATGTCAGTCATTTAGTTCCTTTCGTGAAGATGCCGCCGCAAAACATTTCCCGATCCTGCTTAGACCAGTTCTCAATCAGCATCGGTTTCTCATGCGGAAAAATGTTCGGGAAGATCAGGGCGCGATACATTTCTGACCGGCCCATCCCGTTGAACACAGGGTCAAGGATGTTGAGGTTCATTCGTCCTCATCTTCCCCAATGTCAAGTTCGTCCCAGTCCTCGTCGGCTTCATCGTAGAAATCGTCATCCCATTTCTGCCGTGCGTCTTCGAGGATTTCATCAATGTTGTTCAACCCGGTTTCGGGGTCGATGTAGCTCATCGTCCGCTCACTTTCGCTTGTGCGATCAGCCGGTTCACGGCTTCGCTGGATTCGTCGTCCCAGTTCTGCTTGGATTTGTAGTGCGCTTTCTGGGCTGATACTGGTTTACGGCTTCCCGGCCCGTCGTGGTCCCGCTGCTGCTCCTTGAACGAACGGTTCATTTCTTTAGTCAGTGCAGTCAAAGCGCGACTTAGGGTGTCCCTAGCCCGAGCAGCTTCCGGAGTGTTCTCAGAAGGGATTTCGCCTAGCAGATACCTTCGAGTAACTAACTCCGCGTACTTAGAGTTCTTTGCTCGAAGCATCTTCATGCCCTTGCGAAGATCAGTCTCCGAAGCGAGCTTGTTGATAACCTTGTCCTCGAACTCGCCACCCTGAATGAAGTCCTCACTGACAGACCAGTTAGACCCAAGCTCAGGGGATTCGTGATGCAAAGCCCTGTCCTCAAGGAGTGTTTTGACTTCGTTCACCGAATACCGGAAGTTACCGGAGAACACTTCGTAGTCGTCCCGTTCCTTGCCGGCGATCTTGTGGCCGATAGCCACCACCGCGTTCAACCTGTCCTTATCGTTGAACTCGTTCAGCAACTTCTCCACCGAACCCGGCGACTCCAACAAGTGCAGGTAAAGTTCCTGCTCCATGTCATCGGCGCTGACTACGTTCGGCCACTTAAAAGCAACCGTCTTCGCAGCCTTCTCAACCTCAACCTTCAACCGCATAACATCCACTGTGCCTTCTCCTACTGTCAAGTTAAACCTCCCAAGTAACCCCATCAACCGTGAACCTTCCACGGCTGATAGGAACCAATTCCGGCTTCACATAACCGGACTCCACCGTCAAAATGCCGAACCCCATCTGCCAGTTCCCAGTCCCGCCCTTCAAATACTGGGCGAGCTTCTGATTCATAAGATGACCAACCTCCATCCCCGTAACTTGACTAGTGATATTGCCGGCGTAACCGTGCGTCTTCGACAACACACCCATACGGTGCGTATGCCCCATCACCACGCTTGTGGAGAACTTCACCGCCGCGTTCAACGCGGTGTTGCCGGCGACACGGGACAACGCAATCTGACCCCTGTGCCCGTGCGTAGTAATCCAGCCCGGCGCGATCTTATTGAACTCCGGTAAAAGTTTAACATCAAACTCCCTAAAGTCAAGGAGAGTTTCGATATTGAAAGCACCGGACTCAGCCAGGGCTGGTGCGTACTTCGACAGGTAGGTGCGTGGGCGTTCATCGTGGTTGCCCTCGTGCACACCGATAGGGCCGTCGAACACTTTCCGCAGCGGCTCGAACAAGGTGCGTTTAGCTTGCTCGCAGTCCGCGAACACGCTGCCCTCGAACTCCCCGGCAGTGCCCTTCGTCCACCGCGAAGGCTGAGGGAAGTCCATTACGTCACCGATGTGGATTACCTCGTCGGGTTTGTAATCCCCGATGAAGCGGATTACAGCCTTGAGTGCTTTCCGGTCGTGGTACGGCAACTGTGTGTCAGGGATGACTACTATGCGTTTACTCATAAAGAGACTCCGAACCGTAAGGGGTAAATGGATGCTTCAGATAGTCATTCAGATACCAGATAGCTTTCTTAATGTCCTCGTGGTCGTCCTGCTTCCCGCCGAACCCGACACGCCAAATGTATTTCATGGCGTTACCCAAACGGAAGTCCGCAACCTCACGAGTAACATCAATAGCTTCCACCCTCACACCACGAACCAAAGGCCCCCGCTTGTAATGGGTGGGGTTGATAGGGTCAGGCGGTGCGGTAGCCCGCCAAGAGTGAACTGCTCCGCTGTTCACGTCACTCATCGTCGTCCTCCGGCTCCCACACATAATCGTGAATCGTGTCTACCAGCCGGCTGAAACTAGGAAACCCCACCGAAACACTCACATTAAAATCCCAATTAAACACCCGTGTCCTCCTTCGGATACGTTTCGATCAGATACTTCAACAAATCAGGCTGATACCCCACGATGGGCTCATACCCGTTGTCAGCAACAACCACCGGCACCGAGCGGGCACCGATCAGGTTCAGATAGCCTTTCGCTTTCGGGTCTACTGAAACATCAACAACCCGGTG